CCCAATTTTCTGCAAAACAAATTGGGGGGTATAAATGGGCTAGGGAATTCCCTAGGGGAAGGTTAACATGAGAAAACCAGCTGAATTACATTCAATTGAAGGGACTCGCATAGTACGCAAGTCTGGCAAACCAGCAGCTATTCCAGCCGAGCTGAAAACCAGAATGCCATTTGCGGAATGGCACGACCATCCAGAGAAATTTGACAAAAAGCAATTTGTCAAAGAGGCATCAGATTTTTTGTTTGATGTTTATGGAATTGGCGATAATCAAAATCGGCACACATTGGGAATGCTGGCCGATACCATGGAAATGTACGTCAATTGCAATATGAGGCTTACCAATGACCAGCTAATGATTTGGCACAATGATGGCAAAACGGCAGCCATTAATCCATTGGTCAATATTCGAGCCAAGGCATTGGAGCAGTGCATCAGATTAATGGGCGAATTGGGACTCACACCCAAAGCCAGGCTGGCTGGCCAAAAAACCGACAAATCCAATAATATTGATTCATTGCTCAAAGGGCCAAAGGCTGCATGAAATACCAAGACGGCATTTTGTATGCCATCCAAGTCACCAAGGGCGAGATCAATGTTTGTCGGGATGTGCAGCTGGCGTGCCAGCGATTTGTCGATCAATATGAGAATAAAACTTGGGAATGGATTTTTGATCCAGATTATCCACAGCACGTTTTAAATTTTGCAGCCACTTTAAAACATACCAAGGGGCCGAATGCTGGCGATCCCATAGTGATGGAGCCATTTCAGATTTTATTGATTTGTGCCATATATGGGTTCAGGTCAAAAAAGAATCAGACCAAGCGCATGGTCACCGATGTGATTTTGTTTATTCCGAGGAAGGCTGGCAAATCGACCATCACGGCCATCATTGCTTTATATGAGCTGCAATTTGGCGAGGCTGGCCCAGAGGTGTTTACTCTGGCCACCAATCGGGAACAGGCCACCATTGTGTTTGATTCGGCCAAAGGGTTCATTGAGAATATGCCCAAGGAATTGGCCGACTGCTACAACCCCAGCAAATATGAGGTCAAAAAAGCTGGGGATTCACAATCGATGTTTAAGGCACTCAGCCGAGACACAAAGAAAACAGGGGATGGCAAAAACCCATCATGCGTGATTGTGGATGAGGCTGCCCAAATTGTGGACAGAAACTCCATTGAGGTGCTGCACTCAGGTATGGTGGCCAGACAAAATCCATTGAGGATTTATATCACCACTGCCAGTTTTACCAAGGACACCAAATTTTATGAAGATTTCTCGATGTACCAATCCATGCTATATGGCGAGGCCAAGGACAATCCGAGGTGGTTTGGGCTGCTTTATTCATTAGATCAAAATGATGATTGGCGTGATCCGACAGTCTGGGCCAAGGCCAATCCCATGCATGGGATATCGGTTTTTGAGGAGGCTATTGCTCAGAGGGCTGAGGAGGCCAAGCACAAACCAGCTGCACTCAACGAGTTTTTGTGCAAGACTTTGAATATATTTGTATCGGCACAGAGTGCCTGGCTGGATCGGACATTCTGGGATGAGGCCACCCAGCCCATCGAGGATCGAGTGCCCGAGGCAGTATTCATCGGATTTGATTTGGCAGCCACCCGAGACTTGAATGCGGTTTGCACTTTAAAACGATATGGCGAGCTGGACTACCGAGCTGAGTTCAAATTCTTTTTGCCCGAGGCTGGGCTGGAATTAATACCCAAGCACTATGCCGACATTTTCAGAGTGGCGGTCGGTTCTGGCATTCTCAAGATCACTGAAGGCAATGTGATGGATGATCGGGAAGTGAGCGATTACATCAAACAACAGTGCCAGATATATGATGTGAAGGAAGTCGGATACGATGCATACAATGCATCGAGTCTGGTGGCCAGATTGCATGAGGCTGGTATTCCAGTGAAAAAAGTCGGCCAAGGCATGGGAGTTTTATCAAATCCGAGCAAATATGTTGAAAAATTGATATTAAATAAACAAATCAAACATGATGGGAATCCATTCTTGGGATGGCAATTATCCAATTGCGAGGTTTATGAGGATGTGAATGGAAACATCAAAGTCAGGAAGAATGAGGCCGATAAAGCAGCCAAGGTCGATGGCATTATTGCAATGATCATTGCAGCCCATTGCAGTTTGGATAATCCATATGCATCGAGTTCGTTTGGATTTAGATCATTTTAGTGATACTATGAGGCCAAAATAGGGGAAAAACATGGGATTATTCGACATTTTCAAGAGTAAAACGACCAAAGAATCCAATACTTTATTTGGCCAAACTCAGCTGGGAAACCAGATTGTCAGGACAAATCAGAATGGCCAGCAAGGCTCGGCATTCCAACTTTTGTACGTCACTACCAGTAGCGTCACCAATGCTGGCCGAATTGTCGATATGTCGGTGCTATCACGCAACAGCACGATCATGTCATGCGTGGGGGTCAAGGCCAGAGCATTGGCCCAGTGCGGTATCAGCATTATGTACAAATTGGATGATGGCACATTTGTCAATGCGCTGGAATCCAATTTGCCAGGCACTAGAGACAAGACCAAGGCCAAGCAAGTATTGAATTTATTGCAAGATCCCAATAATTTTCAAAATGCATATGAGTTTTGGTATCAATGGTGTATGTGGCAAGATTTGGCTGGTGAGTGCTTTACTTTGCTATTGAGAAAAGACAATAAAGATTCGATGCAGACCCCAATCGAGATGTATAACCTCGATGCCACATTGATCACAGTGCAGATGACCAATTTGCGATATCCAAGTTATCGGATGTCCACACCGACCTATGGTTTTAACATGGATGAGCCATTGTTGCCTTACCAGGTGATCCATATTACTGAGGCAGCATGGCAAGGCTCGGCTGGTTTCAACAAGGGTATTTTGGCCACAGAGCTGGTGGCACTCGACACTGATATTGACTTGTATGCCAACTACATCATGCAAAATGGTGCAAAACCCAGTGGCTTATTTAAGACAGATCAGGTGATTCCAGATGCCAAATACAAGGAGATTGCAGCCAGGTTAAAAGAGGCATGGGCATCGATGACTGGATCCAAGCCGACCGATACCAGTAAGCCTGGCCAAGGAATGCTGCTTGATCAGGGCATGACATTTGAAACAGTCAAAATGTTGACTTTGCAAGATGCTGATGCAGCCAAATTGAAAGACCAAACCACCAAGCGGATTTGTGCGCTGTTTGGTGTGCCAGCGCAGCTGCTGGGCCTTGAGATTGGCAAATACAACAACACCCAAACATTGCTCGATGAATTCTACAAAACGACAATGTATCCAATGATCATCAACATCGAGCAAAAATTCAACAAGCAATTATTCAGAGGATATCCAAATCTTTGCATGAGATTTGATACCAAGGACTTTTTAAAAGGTGCTGCACTCGATCAAATGAATTTTGTCACTGCTGGCGTTTCAGCTGGGATATTCACACCCAATGAGGCTCGGGAATATTTGAATATGCCCAAAGTGCCTGGTGGTGATCAGCTGCCAGCTCTTGATCCAGCCAATATATCCAAAACCAATGTGCCGATCAGCGGTAAACCAGTGGCCAAAATCGATCCAATTGCTGGATCCAGCCCACAGGATACTGGTGGCGGTGGTGGATCAACGGCACCAAAAATGGCCATTAATACTGCCAAATAATGAGCAATATAAAAAAAATAATTCGGGTTTTATCTTCACAAGTGAAATCGAGTGATGTTAAACTAGCACAAATTCCCGATAAAACCCCTACAATACAAGATATTAATCAGTCTATACATAACGGGGTAATCAATGAAGCAAACATTGAATTTAATTTGCGAGGCAAAGGTCAGTCTAAAAAAAGAGGCAGACCCAAAAAACTCACCTAGTGGAAAAATTGCAGCCAGAGTGACCACTTGGGGGCCAAGGGATGGTGAGGATGGCAGACGATTCAATTACCAGCCTGAAGGATTCATGGACTGGGCCAATGAATTTGCAAAATCTGGCAAACCATTGCCAATGTTTTTGAATCACAATGATATGGGAATGCCAGTCGGGGAATGGAATGAATTCCAATTCGATGATGATGGCATGACTGCCGAGGGCAAATTATATTTAAGCACAGTCGGTGGCTCTGATTTATACAATGTCTTAAAAGAATCACCCAATATGTTTGGTGGTGTTTCAGTCGGTGCCTATGCCGATGAGGCGCAAATGGTCGATGCCGATGGTAATCCATGCGATGATGATATGGATGACGAATCTTATTTTCAGATCACCAAAGGCGGTTTGCGTGAGGTATCTGTTGTCATGTACCCAAACAATCCCAAAGCTGAAGTAATGAATCTTGAATATTTCGATGGCCAAGGCCAGGCAAATCCAAGAGTGATCGAGAAAGCACTGCGTGATGCTGGGCTTTCAAGAAAAGATGCGACCACTGCATCTTCAATGCTGAAGAAGATAATTGA